CCCATCTGCTGCTAGAGTAGTAAGGAAACCATCAAATTCTCCAGCGGTAGCATTTGTACCAGCCCAGATTGTGTTTTCAGTTTTTTGTGCAACTTTACCAGCAACGTGAGCAATTAAGAAATCGCTGAAGCTAGAAGGTAGATCAGAAAAAGCTGAATACCCCATAGAAATTGCTTCCCAGTCAGATACGAAATCTTTCTTACACAATTGTAGGTTTACTTGGAACTCTTCAGGTTGAAGGATTCTTTCAGTTAAAGTTAAAGTAGATGTTGCAGCAAAGTCGCAAGATCCGTTTGCAACGATATCATCAGTCGCTACTTTTTTCATCACTTCTTTGAATTTTACGTTTGGCTTGATAGTGATTAAATCATTTGCCAAAGTTGAACCACTTAGAAGAGCTGCAGAAACATATTTTCCTGCAAATTCCCCAGCATAAGTAGTTGTAATTGAAGTAGTTGTTGCCATTTTTTATTTATTTATTAGTTATTTAATCTTCTTAAAACTCTATCCATTGTAGAATTGCCTTGTCTTTTTTGGCTCAATAGATTGATTTCTTGTTCGCTTTTTGCTTCAGGATTGTGCTTTACCTTTTCAACTGGTGCTTCAACCGCTGAAAGCTCTAAGTCTTTTTCTTCAACAGTTTCTTCTACAGTTTCTTCAACCTTAGACATTTCTTGCTTTTCAATAATTGCTTTAATTTCTTCAATCATTGTTTTAACCTCTGCAAGTTCTTCTTTAGTTGCGTAAGCCAATTCTTCCTCTGCTGCTTCTACTTCTTCTTCGGCTGGTGCTTCTTCTTCAATTGCTCCGATAGATGCTATAATGCCTTCTTCTTCAACAATTAAAATTTCACCATCTTCTAAAGTGTAATCCCCAACAGGTAAAGCTACTCTTTCTTCTTCGCTAACGATAAAGACTTCTGATCCTGCTTCAAAGCTTTCACTTTCAATTACAGTTCCGTTTTCTAATGTAGCCTGTGCTAACTTTACTTCTTCTTGGAGTTCTACCCCAACAAGTTCTTTTACTTTATTTAACATATCTAGTGCTTTCATATATATACAATAATTTAATTATTAGATTGTTACCTTTTTATAGAGGTTTACCGTATAAGGTTCTTAAAGATTTAGAATCTTTTTCTATTCTATCTACTATATCTTGAGCCATACCTAATTCTTTAACATTTGTAAAATCAACTCCTAAATCAGCTAAAGCATCCATAGTAAATCCAATATCAGTATATATTTTCTCTGCTGAACTTTCTGTTGTTCTAAGAAATTGTTGCCATTCATTGTAAGCTTTTTCATAAACAACCCAAACTTTGTTTATTTTGTTTTTTGCTTTATCAATTTCAAGGTTTAATTTTTTAGCATCTTTTAAAAGTGCTTGTGGCTTTCTTGCTGCCAATTCTACTTTGTTTTCACTTAGCTTAGTAAGTATTTTTCTAACTTCTGGTTTCATAATTTATTTATTAATTTTTAACTTGATTTTTTCTGTATTATAAACCATTCAATTCCGTTGCTCCAAACTTGAATGCCTTCGTAAGCTTTATTTATTTCGTAGTAAGAATTAACTCCATCTAAATTCTGAGAACCAAAAGGTGTTAATCTTGCTTTTGTTGCTGCTACAAATGTTGAATCTGTAATTATTCTTTTAACTCTGTTTAAATTTTTCGCTTCAGTTGCATCTGGTAGTGTTAAAATCATAGTACCATTACCACCACTCCAACTTAAAACAAGCATTTCAGTTTCATCGTAAGTAGATGTATTTAAATCAACAGTTTGACCTGAACTTACTGTTAATGAATCAGGTGTTAAATGATTCACTATAAAATGCTGTGCTTCTTCAAGTGTAGCTTTTTTAGTTGTGCCTGAATGAACCATCGGTATCAATTCAGTGCCATCCATTTGACTAGCAGTTACAGTTGTTAATTGACTAATTTTTTTATCTGACATTATAATAATATTTTACCGTTATCTTCTTGTAATAAAAAGTCTATTGATTCTAAAAGCAATGCAAAATCAGTTTTAGTTATGTTTCCAATACCTTGAGCTCTTAAACTACCATCACAGCATTTGCGTGAATATGTGTTGTTCTTACACAAACACGCTCTTTTGTCGCTAGTAGGACTTGAATATCTTTCCATTTAAGAAAGTAGGTTTTTAAGTTCGTTTATTACTTCTTGAGCGTTTACTTCAGCTAAATCATCTTTAACTTTATCTTTTGGTCTTTCTAATTTATCTGCAAAATATCCTTCAATGCTGAATCCTTTTACCTTTCCTGTCTTGACGTAATCGTTCCAAATCTCGTCATTGTTTACCTTCATCGATACCATCCAAGTGCCAACTGGTAAACTTAGACCATACTTTCTGCTCTTATCTTGCACCTCATCTTCTATTATCCAAGATTCTACTGCTGATAATCCAGTCAAAGGAACTTGATGTTCTAGTGTTGAGTTGTTTTGATTACCATTTATAAAGAATAATTCACTAGCCTTGCGGACTGTTTTCTTAGAAAAGTAAATATAATACTCATCTTCTCCGTTTTTACGGTAAATAGGCTTGTTTGGAATTAATGCTGCGCCTAATAATATCTTCTTTTCGGCATCAACTTCAGCAAATTTAACCTGATGGTCTTTAAGTGCAATGAAATCTTCCTCGATTGCAGGTGATTCTACTACAGAAATAGCTTCAATCCCAATTGGATCATCTCCATCTTCTATAAATAATTCAATTATGTCCATATATATACAATAAAATTTATACTTTTTTGTTTTAAATTGATGCTGATTCAATAATATTTCTATCTAGTGCTTGCTGAGACGTCACATCTGATGCTACTATATACGCTCTTTGTGGTTTATTATCTTGTTCTCCTATCGCTTGTGCTAATTGGTTCTCTGGTGCTGCTCCTACAACATTAAAAACTGGTGCTGCTGGTGCAGATGCTACTGAACCTCCACCACCTCCTGCGGATGATGCTGCTCCTTTAGCTGATCCAACTGCTGAATTAACCGCTGCCATTATTCCTGCTGCTTGTGCTGCAAAGGCTATTAATAAAGGAACGTTTTGTGGAAATCCTGCTGCTGCTGTTTTGGCAAACCCTGCGGATGTGTCTACTCCAGCTTCGGCAGCTTTCATTGTTATCTTTTGAATTGTCGCTTGTGCTTCGGCAATCATATCTTTAATTCTCATTGCTTCTTTAGCTAAAAATAAAGCTTTTCCAATATCTGATTCTTGACCTGCTGCATCAATTACTGCATCCAAGTTTTTATAAATATCTTCTCTTTCTTTTTTCTTGGCTTCTGCAATTTGCTCTAATCTGTCGAGTTCAGCTTCATCAGCTTCTTTTTTTAAGTCAGCTACTTCTTTTTCAAGTCCAATCTTATTTATTAACTGCTCTGATCTAAAGCCTTCTATTTGCGCTAATACTGCTTCTCTTTCGTTTTGTGCTTCTAGTAAAGCAATATAATTTTCTTGGTTTTTGTTTTTATCATATTCCGCTTGCGCTGCCTTGATTGTTATATCAACATTGTCAAGCATTAACTTTTGTTGTTCTTCTAATATTTCACCTAGTTTATTATTAGCTGCAATACGCTCTTCAATAGTTTTGCTTTCATCATCTCTTATCTGACGTTGCTGCTCCGCTTGTCTGTCATACTTTTCAATTAAGCCTTGATTTATTACACTTGCTAACTCAGCTTGTTTGTTAAGATCAACAATAGCTTTTGCAGAGTCAATAGTACTTTTAGCATAATCAGATATGCTTTTGGTTGCTTTAGTAACAACATCAACCGATTTATCAAACGTATCATTAACACCTGTAAGAACGTCTAAGCTTTCTTTTCCTGCTAGTTTTACATCATCTAAAGCTCCTGCAAAATCACCGCTAAGAACTTTTTTTACTGCACTTGCTAAAAATCCTAACGTATCTAAAAAGCTTTCAAACCTTTCAATTAAATTTTCTTTTATAGCATTTCCAAAGTCTTTTAAAGATTGTATTGGATTGCTAAATATACTTTTAAAATAACCAATTACAGTTCCAACATTGTCATTTAAAAATCCAAAAAGATCATTAAATGCAATGCTTAAAGCTTCAGTTCCTGTTTTAAAGGCATCTAATACAACTTGATTGTTTTCAAAAGTATTTTTTAATAACTCAAAAGCTTTTACGACAATACCGAGACCCAAAGCACCTTTAAATAAATTCTTTATTCCACTAAAAATTTTATTTGTTTTTTTAGCTTCCTTACCTATATCATCTAAAGATTTTTTACCTTGTTTTCCAAAATCCTCAACACTAGATTTTAAACCTTTTAATTCTTTTTTTAAATCTTCAACCTCAGATATTGCTTTATCTGCTTTTGCTTCTAATTCTACGCTTACTGTTCTTGTTGCCATAATTCTTTTTTGAATTGTTGATACGCTTCTTTTATAGATTCAGGATATTTATTTTTACCTAAAGCTATTGATGTGTACTTTCCGCTTATTTTTTGTTTCTTGGCTATTTCTAGTAAGCCTAATATATTTGCTATCATTTTATTATATTATTCATATGTAGTGCAGTTTTTAATAAAATATTTGTACGTTAGAACAAACTCCATTCATAACTAAAGCTGAAATTCCTGATACTGAACTTGCAGTACCATCTAAGTTGTAATTATAAAAAGCATAATACCCATCCAATGGAAGTTCATAATCTACTGAACCTAAATAATTGTAAGGAAGTTTGAATAAATTAAACCCTTCTTTTAAAGGAACTACTGGTTCAGAATCGCTTGATCTATTTGCAAAAGTCCACGTGCCAAATGGTAACGCTCCAATGTTAGTTCCAGATTGTTTAGCATATGCCTCAGCTTGTGATCTATCCGTTGCGTGATACCCTGTGCTTTTTTCGTAATCATAAAAGCTAGTAGATATTTGATCCGCTGTTAAACCTGCTGTTCTTTGCTTTGTTCCGCTTTCACTTACAAAAGTAAATGGATCACCTTCTACAACATAAGGAATAATACTTGAACTAAATGTTCCAAACGTTACATTCTCAAATGTGTAAAATGTGTTGTCTTCATTTCTTATTCTTATAGTTCTTTTGCTTGAACTTTTTGGTAAAATGTAGTTTTTAAGATAACCTTCTACACCTACGTAAGTTGGACTCTCAAAAGTTTTTACCGTTTGAGTAGATGTTATATTTACACCACTATCGTAGCTTGGATTATTATTTGTAATTGCATAAGTTTTATAATAAATAAAGTCTGGAGCTGTAAGTCCTTTTACGGTATATCTTAAAGGCTCTGGAATTGAATATTTGGCACTAGAAATGGGATACTCAATACTTATATTTGTAACGTTTGCATTTGCTTTTAAAGTTGATATATCGTTGGAAGTTAATTCTGATTCTGTTTCAGAATAAAAGAATCCATACTCTGCAATCTGCTCAGTAGCTCCAATCTTACCCAGCGCATCAATTTTCATTGCTAAGGATACCGTAGTTGTTGTTGATGCCGTTGGGGTTACATATCCTATCACGGGTGCAACGACTACTATTGGAACTCCTGCAACTGTTGTGGTTATTACATTGCTAACCGCTGTATCGTTTGGAATCTCTTCATCAGTTGATATAACTTCTAACCCTTCAGCATTGTTTTGATTATCAGCGGTAAATAAAGTTGTGTCAACGGTTATAAAAGAACTATCTGCGGTAACATCACTAGTTGAATCAGGCAAAAACTTAGATGGTACAATAATACCAACATCTTCTGATATATTTATTAATTCTAAGCTGCTTAAAAGCGTTTCAAAGTTTGTATTTATACTATTTATCTTATAAGACTTATTAAATATTACAATCTTATCAGCTAATGATAATTTGTGTAATGTGCTTACAGGTAAATATGCTTTGATTTTTGTTAGCCTCCTTCTTTTGTCAAATACTTCTTTTATATATGTTTTGTAATATTTTTCAAATAAGCTTTTATTAAATGGAATTAATTCGTATTCGTTTACTTCTGCGTTAAAATTTAAATTATCGCTTGTATCTACACCGTTTGCTTCATTAAAAAGGTGTAATGAGTTTGAAGGTATAAAGTAAGTTGATAAGGATGACACACCTCCTGAGATTGGTCTATATCCAATAGCTGTTCCTGTATTTTTTTCAGGATAAAACAAAAGAGGTTTTCCTAGTGTTGGCGATTGTGATGAGTCTACACTCCACCCATATTGAATAGTAGTTTCGGCTTCTGTGTTGGCATCAATTAACCTTTCATATTTAAAGTGTTCAAAGGGTATTGTAATATCATATACATCACCGCTCAACTTTTCTCCTCCAGTATATTTAACAGAACCCCAGTCTTTGTTAAATTGCTCTTTGTGGTTTTCTGCTAGAAAACTTTCTAATCCTTCGTATGTAAAATTGATTTCCCTATATGGTAAAACTGTATCAATAGAAGATGATTCTTTATCTAGGTCTTTTGTGATGTCCCAATAAACCTCGCTGTTTGAATAGTAGTCATCCAAAGCTTGTATTTTAACTTCTTTGCTTTCTGTTATGTATGAAGTCAAATTAAACATTTTAAACAAC